AAGTGTTCAAGCCGCTCGTGACGATCGTCGTCGAGGTCGTGAATGCGGTCCTCAACGTGTTCCGACAGCTCCCGGCACCGGTGAAGCGGGCCTTCGCAGCCTTCGTGGTGGGCGCGGGCGCCGTCGTCGCGCTGGTCGGCGCGGTCATCGCTGCCAAGGCGGGCTTCGCCCTCCTCCTCATCGGGCTCAAGGCGGCGGGCATCACGCTCGGCGGGCTGATGGCCACCATCCTCCCGGCGATCCTCATCTTCGGCGTGCTCGCGGCGGTGGTGGCGGGCTTCGTCGTCGCGTTCCGCAGCAACGTCGGCGGCATCGCCGACTTCTTCGCCCGCGTGTGGGACCGCATCAAGCTCGCCTTCCGAGGGCTCGTGCAGCTCCTCGAGCAGGGCGGCTTCTCCGGCGCGGTGCGCGAGGAGCTGAACCGCGCGGAGAACGCGGGGCTCAAGACGTTCCTCATCCGCGTCTACCAGATCGCCTTCCGCATCCAGCGCTTCTTCCAGGGCATCGGCGAGGGCTTCAGCGCCGCCATCGAGGCGGCGGCACCGGTCTTCGAGGCCTTCGTCGGCGCGCTCACCAGGCTCGGCCAGGCGCTGGGCCTCGTCGCGGGTGAGTCGGCGAACGCGGCGGCGGGCATCCCGTCCAACGACTTCGCCGCGTTCGGCCGCATCCTCGGGCAGATCGCAGGCGTGCTCGTCGAGGTCTTCGTCGGCGCGCTCACCTTCGTCATCGATGTCGTGACCAGCGCGATCAACACCTTCCGCTCGGCGATGGCGCCGCTGCAGCCCGTGTTCGACGCCATCAAGAACGCGGTCTCCTTGGTCTTCTAGGAGCTCGGCAAGCTTGGCGCGATGTTCGGCTTCACGTCGAGCGCCAGCGGCCAGGCGGGCGGTTCGCTCGACGCGCTGCGCTCGGTGGCCGAGTTCCTCGGCACGGTCATCGGCTACGTCGCCGCCGGCATCGCTGGAGCGATCGGTGTGATGGTGTCGTTCGTCGTGAACCGCCTCGCCGTCATCATCGCGGCGTTCCGCTCCGTGGTGGGGTTCATCGGCGGCGTGGTCGACATCCTCGGAGGGCTTGTCACCGGCAACTGGGCGCAGGTCTGGGTGGGCTTCAAGAAGGTGGTGCTCAACACCATCAACTTCCTCGCGCAGCTCCTGCTCGGCTTCGTCGAGACCATCGCGGGTGTCATCGACACCATCGCGGGCGTCTTCGGGGCCGACCTCGGTGGGGCCGACGCGATCCGCAGCCTGCGCCAGGACATCGAGCGCGGGCTGCTCGAGGGCGTCGACGAGGTCACTGCCGGCGTGACCGTGGCGCCCGCTGGTTCGACGCTGACGGCCCTCGACGCGGCCACCTCCACGATGCCCGCCGTGGCGGCGATGACGCCCGCCGTCCCCGCCTCGTTTCCGATGACGCCGGCAACGCCTCCGGCCTCGCCGCCCATCACGGTCAACCTCCAGGTGGACGGCACCACGCTCGCCACCGCGGTCCATCGAGCGGACCGCGACACGGCCACCCGCTCGTTCTCGCCGGTCCCGGCGTACTGACAGGAGACCCGAGATGTCGTTCGACGGAGCCATCGCCCGACCACCGCGCTGCGTGCTCGTGAACGTGACCAGCGGCGAGTCGATGGAGTGCCTGTTCAACCCGACGCAGCTCTCCGAGAAGCTGCAGGTCAACTGGACCCGCCTCGCTGTCCCGGGGCTCTCGCATCAGGTGCTCCAGTTCCAGAGCACCGCGAACCGGCAGCTCTCGGGCGTCGAGTTCTACCTGGACCGCTACTTCGCTGCCGAGCAGCCGGGCGACGTGAACATCCTCGAGTTCAGGGCGTTCCTGCGAGCGCTCACCGTGCCGCCGGAAGGCACCGAGGACGTCGCCGCCACAGCGCCTCCGCGCGTACTCTTCATCTGGCCCGAGGTCGTCACCGTCGAGTGCGTCGTCGCGAGCGTCGAGTTCACCTACAAGCAGCTCGCGGTCGATGGCACCGTGCTCGTCTACGCCGCGAACGTCACGTTCGAGGAGATCCTCGACACCCGCGTGACCAGCGAGGAGCTGCGCGAGGCTGAGCTGTAGTCCCCGAGGGGACGGGCCGCGAGGCTTTGCCTCGGCATGGCGCCTCGCACCGGCTCTCGGCACTTGTTCGCGCTCGGCGTGCCCGACGAGCTCGGACGCCGCTTCCTCAGCGAGCGCGAGCCGTACCGCTTCAAGGAGCACACGGACACGCGCGTCCACGTCGTCGCGCAGGGCGACACGCTCGAAGGGCTCGCCGGTCGCTACTTCGCGCCGCTGCCGCGCGCGTGCGGCTTCTGGTGGGTGCTCGCCGACTTCCAGCCCGACCCCATCGTCGACCCGACGCTCGAGCTCGACGTGGGCCGGCGGCTCTTCGTGCCCAGCCTGCGCGTGCTGACCGACGTCATCCTTGGCGAGCAGCGCCGGAGGTTCGACGCATGACCATCGTCGATCGCAGCGGGCCGGGCGTGCGCATCACCCTGCTCGACAACGAGCGTGCGCCGAGCGGTGAGCCACTCGACCTTGCAGGCCGCATCATCGCTTTCACGTACGAGGACGCCGAGAAGAAGGCCGACCAGGTCTCGCTCCAGCTCGACAACTTCGATCTTGCGCTGTTCGAGCGTGCGGAGCTGGTGGGCGGCGCGACGCTCGAAGTGTCGTGGGGCTACCCCGGCAACATGGCGCCTCCGCGTCGGGTCGTCGTGAAGAAGCTCAAGGGCTTCCAGACGCTGACGATCGAGGGGCAGGCCACGAGCGTCTTGATGAACCGCGAGGCCAAGACGCGCTCGTGGGCGAACAAGTCACGCGCCGACGTGGTGCGGGAGATCGCCGCTGAGCACGGCTACCAGGGCGAGTTCCTCGACGTCGAGGACACGGGCGAGGTGCTCGACACCATCAGCCAGAGCGCGGAGACCGACGCGCGCTTCCTCCGACGCCTCGCCGCGCGTGAGGAGTACGAGTACTTCGTCGACGACACCGGATTTCACTGGCGCTCGCGGGATCAGGCCAGCGCGCCGAAGCACGTGCTGACCTGGTTCTCCGACCCGGGGCGTGGCGACATCATCTCGGTCGGCGTCGAGAGCGATCTCCAGCGACGCGCCGGGCGTGTCGAGGTGCGTGGGCGCGATCCGCTCGCCAAGACCACGGTGGAGTCGGCGGCGACGAGTGGCACGGTCGAGCGCGCGACGCTGAGCGACGTCCTCGAGGTGGTCGACCGCGAGACCGGCGAGACCTCGCTTCAGGAGCGCAACGCGACGACCAGCGTGCATCCGACCTCCGCGCCGACGCCTGCAGCCGCCGAGCGCGAGTCGGCCGCACGCTTCCGCCGCGCGGAACGCGAGACGGTGAAGCTCGCCCTGCAGGTGGTGGGCGATCCGACGCTGCGCGCGAAGCAGGTCGTCGAGGTGCGGGGCATCTCAAGCCTGCTCTCGGGCAAGTACTACGTGACCGAGGCGAAGCATGTCATCTCGTCCTCGGGCTACCTCGTCGACTTGAAGCTCACGCGCGACGGCACTGGCACTCGCCGTGGCGCAGGCCCGAACGCGCGAGGGCAGCCGCAAGGCGGCGAGCCGAACCGCACCACGCCGGCGACCGGCACGAGCACCGTGACCGAGCGCGAGCGCGTCGACCCGGAGACCGGTCGCACCGTCGTCGAGTACCGGCACGACGGCAACGTCGTCGGCGTCGAGGACCCCGAGGCCGGCGTCAGCCGCATGTACTGAGGAGCCACGCGATGAGCACCTTCGACGACGACATCCACACGCACGACTCGCGGCTCCTCGGCATGTATGTGGGCTACGTGACGAAGCGCGACGACGAGGAGCAGCTTGGTCGCGTGCGTGTCTGCATCCCCGGTGTGCTCGAGCCCGAGAGCGCCTGGGCATGGCCGCTCGGGACGAGTGGTGGCGGCTCGAAAGACCGTGGCTTCTTCGCGGTGCCCGAGGAGGGCGCCGAGGTCGCGGTCTTCTTCAACCAGGGCAACGTCGACGCGCCGTACTACCTCGCCGCGCACTGGGGGAAGCCGAACGGCGAGAGCGAGGTACCGGAGGAAGCTCAGAAGACCCCGCCCGACAACCGCGTCTTCTCCACGCAGACCTTCCGCATCGAGCTCGATGAGTCGAAGGACGGCCGGAAGCTGAAGCTCACCAACAAGAAGACCGGCGACCACCTCGTCTTCGACGCCGAGGAGAACACCGTGACCCTACAGGCGACGACGGCGCTCACGCTGCGCGCGGTCGGCGCCATCAGCATCGAGGGCACGCAGATCACCATCGGCGGCCGCGTCGTCCGGCCCATCGCCGCCCCCATCTGAAGGAGACGACCGTGGCCCTCCCGATCTGCCTCGAAATCCCCGAGCTCGGCGATCCGCCGGTCATCACGCTACCGGGCGGCGTGAGCATCCAGCAGTTCAACCTGATGGAGGCCATCCAACCCGCGCTCACGCCGCTGATGCCCGTGTTCGACATCATCGACACCGTGGTGGCGGTCTTCAACTGCGTGAAGGCCATCCCGGACTCGCTCGGACCGCCGCCGGACCCCACCGCGCTCGCCGCGTGCATCCCGGAGCTGGCCGAGAAGGTCTCGAAGCTCTTGAAGCTCATCCCGCAGCTCTCGCTGCCGTACACCATCATCGGCATCATCGACCTGGTCATCGACACGCTGAGGCAGGCACGCGATCAGCTCCTGCACCTGCAGCAGCAGATGCAGCAGATCCTCGGCGCCATCGACCGCGCGACCGAGCTCGAGGACGCGGGGCTGATGGCCATCACGAGCTGCGCACAGGCGAACGTCGCGACGGAGGCGGCGAACGTCGGCAAGGCGCTCGCGAGCCTCGGGAAGCTCATCGGCATCCTCAACATCTTCCTCGGCATGGTCGGCGCGCCCGAGGTGCCCGACCTCTCGAACCTCGCGGGACGTCCGCTCGACGAGGTGGTGCCGCCGATCGACGCCATCGTGAAGGCGCTCCAGGACGTGCGCGGCGCCATCCCGGTGCCGTGAGGAGGACGCCATGAGCCGCGAAGCCCAGAACCTCCTCATCCCGTTTCGGCGCGACAAGAAGCGCGACTTCGCGGTGGGCAGCGGTGAGGCGCTGCTCGCCTCGAAGGTCCGCCAAGCATTGCTCACGGAGGGCGCGACGGCGCGCTCCTCGGGGGAGCTGCCCTGGCGCACCAACTTCGGCGCGGGGCTCGCTCTCCTGCGCCACCAGCGCAACGACGCCGCCCTGAAGGAGCTGGCCCGCGTCTACGTGCGCGATGCCCTCAAGCGCTGGGTCCCGGGCGCCACCCTCGTGAGCCTCGCCGTCGAGCAGGACGGTCCGGCCCTGACGCTGCGGGTGCGCGTCCGCGAGCGCGAGATCTCGGCGGCGGTGGCCGTGTCGATCGAGCGGTGATCTTCAAGAGGGATTCCGGTACCTTGGTCGACGATGTCGGCGCTCAGCTCACTGTCATGGGAGAACATCCGGGAGCACTACGATGAACGCATCGACGTTCACGAGGAGCTCCTGCGTCTTCATGACCAGGGACCGAGCGACGACTTCTCGCAGTTGCTCGTTGGCCTTTCGGACCCCGCTGGGAACTACAGCGCTGCCGAGCATCGGTTGGGTCCAAAGATCCTCGGCTCGAACACCAACGTGAATCGCCGACTGCACGATTTGGCCGGCAAGTTTCGCGCGCTGACCCAGCCTCGAACGGTCCCGCAGCTCGTTCGCACGGCGGGCCTCTCGTATTTGGCGATCGGCGTGGGCTCGGAGGCTTCGTGTTTGATGAATCCCGGCGTCTGCTGGGTGGCAAACACGCGAAGCATCTGGACCCACCTCGTGATCAAGCACGCCGACAACTTCGCCAAGGCAGACGAAGAGCTGAAGCTCTATCGCGACAACGACACATCGTCGGAGATGGCCTACCAGATCTGGGCCCACATCCACGGGCTCCTGGACACGAGCATGACGCGCGTCTCCAAGGAAGGCGCCCGTCTGGCGAGCGCTGATGGAGTGGAGCCCGGCGAGATCGCATTCCTGTGGGCGGACGCGATCGCGAGCGCGCTCTACGCCGAGCACCACGGATAAGGCGTCCCCCAACGTCGCCTCGCCACGGCTTTGCCTCCCCGGAGGCTTCCCGCCGTGGCCACGCTGCCCGAGTCCGTCGACTACACCGACAAAGACTTCGACGCTCTTCGGGCGCGGCTGATCGCGCTCATCAAGAGCGTGTTCCCGGACTGGACCGACTTCGACGTCGCCGGCTTCGGGAACCTGCTCGTCGAGCTCTACGCCTACGTCGGCGACGTCCTGACGTTCTACCAGGACAACCTCGCCCGAGAGTCGCGGCTCGTCACGGCCACACAGCGCAAGAGCGTGATGGCCCTGGCGAAGATGCTCGGCTACCGGCTGCACGGCGCGCAGGCGGCGACCGCCGAGGTCTGGCTCCAGCTCGCCCGCGTGCCGGTCGCCAGCGTGACTTTCCCGGCCGGCACGGTGCTGCGCACGCAAGAGGTCACCGAGCCGGTCCGCTTCCAGCTCCTCGCGCCTGCCGTCATCTCCGCCGCCGCCGATCCGCCGCGCGTGCTGGCGCTCGTCGAGAACTCGAGGGCGCACACGCAGCTCTTCGACTCGCGCGGCCTCGCTGACCTCGAACTGCACCTCGACTTCGCGCCGTACCTCGACGACTCGGCGACCGTGTCGACGCCGCAGGGCGCGTTCACCGAGGTCGACAGCTTCCTCGACTCGCGCCCCAATGACCGGCACTTCGTCGTCGCCGTCGACCAGAACGACCGAGCCACGCTGCGCTTCGGCAACGGCGTGAGCGGCATGCCGCCGAGCGGCACCGTCTCGGTCACCTACAAGACCGGCGGCGGCAGCGCGGGCAACGTCGACGCCGAGCGCATCGCGGTCATCGAGGGCGCCTTCAAGGACGCCTACGGCAACGCCGTGCAGGTCTCGGTGCGGAACCCGGCACCAGCCTCGGGCGGCGCCGACCGGCAGACCGTCGCGTCGGCGAAGCTGCTCGCGCCCGAGAGCCTGCGTGCGCTGACCCGCACCGTCGCGCGCGAGGACTTCGAGATCAACGCGCGCCGCCTGCCGGGCGTCGCTCGAGCGCTGATGCTCACGTCGAATGAAGACCCCACCATCGCGGAGAACGCGGGCATCCTCTACGTCATCCCGCAGTCGCAGGTGCCAGCGCCGATCCCCACGCCCGCGCTGAAGAACCTCGTGCTGCAGCAGGTGACCGAGGTTTACCCGTGCACGCTCACGTTCCAGGTCAGCGTTCAGGACCCGGTCTACAAGACCGTCGACGTTGCGGCGCGCATCTTCCTGAAGCAAGGCTTCGCAGGCAGCGACGTTCGCGACCGCGTGCGCGCGAACCTGGCCGCGTACTTCCGCGTCCACGAGCCGGACGGCACGCCGAACCCGCTCGTCGACTTCGGCTTCAACATCAAGGACGCAGAGGGCAACCCGGTCGGCGAGATCGCCTGGTCGGACCTCTTCAACGTCATCCGCGACACGCACGGTGTGCGGAAGATGGGCGACTCGCGCCTCGACCTGACGCTCAACGGCCTGCCCGCTGACGTGCGCCTCAACGTGCGCGAGTTCCCGGTTCTGCGGACCGTGGCGCTGACCAACGGCGACACGGGGGAGCAGCTCTGATGGCGATCCTCAACCCCAGCTGCGAGGACGCGGGCACGCTCCCCGGCGAGGCCGAGCACTGGACGCTCTCGGCCGTGACGAGCCTCGAGGAGATCGCGGGCTTCGGCACCCCCGAAGAGGCGTGGGAGGACTTCGAGCGCTGGTTCGACCTGCTCGACTCCATCGACGACGTCGTCGTGGTGCTCGCGTTCTTCGACAGCGCGCTCAAGGGCTACGAGGAGTTCGAGAGCGGCTGGGCCAACGTCGGCTACCTCTACGACCTCCCGCCCGCGCAGCTCGTCACTGCCACCTTCGACGGACTCGCCGCCGAGGAGTGCGAGACGGGATGGAGCAACGTGCCCTACGCGCGTGAGTGGGCCGACGTGGTCGCCGCGACGGGCGTCTTCGACGGCGAGCCGCGCGAGGACTTTGAGGACCAGTGGCGCAGCAACCAGCTTTACGCCTGGACGTGGGCGGCCGTGACCTCGAGCGCCGCGCTGTTCGACGCGGGCGCGCAGGCCGTCGAGGACTTCAACAACGGCTGGACGAGCATGACGACGCTCTGAGGAGACAACGATGGCCGAAGCAGACTGGACTTACCTCAACGACGGGCTCGACATCGCGACGGTGGACCGGGGCGTGACCGCGGGCATCGCGCGCCCTCCGGGCGGCGGCAGCTTCCTCTACGCGTTCAACTCGCTCGCAGCCGTCGAGGGCGCGGTGGGCCTCTTCGCCAACCTCGCTAGCTTCGCGCCGATGGCCAAGGGCGGCTCGATTCGCGGCGTCGTGCAGCGCGGTCCGGGCGGCGGGCCCACGGGCTTCTCGCCGTTCCTGTTCCTCTGCTGCCAGGGGAACTCGATCAACGACAGCGCGTACCTCCTCGGGCTCTCGGACGACGACCCGCACCGCATCGTGCTCCGCAAGGGCGCGGTGACGGTGGGCCTTCCCACGGCGGACGGGCCCGGCGTGCTCCTCAAGTCGGCGGCCTCGTTCGCGCAGGCGACGTGGCTGCACCTGCGCCTCGACGTCATCGTGAACACGAATGGCGATGTCGTCCTCAAGGTCTTCCAGAACGACCTCGCGCTGCATGCACTCGGGACGCCGCCCGACTGGCAGCCCGTGTCCGGGATGGTGGAGTTCATCGACGACCACCTCGGCATCAACTCCGGCTCGCAGCCGCTGACGTCGGGGCGCGGCGGCTTCGGCTTCTCCGTGAAGGACGTCACGCGGCGCGCGTACTTCGACCACCTCGAGCTGTTCCGGCAGGTGTGAGCGATGGCGCTGACCGCGTTTAACAGTCGCCTCGGGCGCGGCCAGGGGCGCCTCGCGACGCCGAGGGCGACGGGGGGCGAGTACGCGTTCGTCCTCGGCGACGCCGAGCCCGGGCGCGTGTTCGAGCTCGCGCCCGGCGACCACGCCGAGGTCACGCAGCAAGCGGACCTCACCGGCGTGATGCTGCTGCGCGCGCTCCTGCGGCTGCAGGTGCCCGCGTCGACCCCTCCGGGGCTCGCGTGGGAGGCCAGCATCCTCGTCGATGGCACCAAGCTCGCCGCCCTGCGCGCCAAGCCCGGCCGCGAGCGCCTCGTCACCGACCTTGCCGCCAACGTCTCGAAGCTCTCGGGATTGCACACCATCGGCGTGCGGCTCGAGCTGGTGACCGCGTGAGGAGCCCGGCATGAGCACCCTCGAGCTGCCTGCGCTCTACGTCGACTCGGTCGCGCTCGTGGTGACGACGCCGAGGCTCGTGCTCGTGAACCGCGATCCGAGCCCCGGTGAGACGGGCGTGCCCATCGACGCGACGATCGCCATCGAGCTGGTCGACACCGGAGCGGACGGCGTCGACCGCGCATCCGCGCACGTGTGGGTCGACGGCGTCCTCGCGTTCGACGGCAGCGCCTTGCCCGAGCTCGCTCCGGCCTTTGCAGGCCCCCTCGCCGGCGTCACACAGACGGCGGACACGCTCCGCGTGGTGCTGCACCCGGTGGTTCCGCTTGCGAGCCTGGCCACGGTCCACGTGCGCGTGCTCGCGCAGACGGTGGGCGGTGCGGCCTCGCTCGACGAGGTGTACTCGTTCGTCGCCCTTGACCGCACCGCGCCACGCGTCGTCGGCGCGCAGGCGCTCGCGCCGAAGAGCGTGCGCGTCGCGTTCGACGAGTCGGTGCTGGTCCCGACCGGGGCGACGTTCATCCTCACGCCCAAGGGCGCGCCGGCCGTCTCAGTCGCGGTCGCTGGTGTGAGCATCGAGGGCAGTGTCGTTCTCCTCACGCTCGACACCGAGATGACGCCCGACGTACTCCACGAGGTCGTGGCCATCGGCGTGACGGACCTCTTCGGCAACGTCGTCGTCGGCCCCTACGACCGCGCGAGCTTCGCCGGCTTCCGGCCCGCGCGCCCCGCGACCCGCCGCTTCGACCTGTGGCGCATGCTGCCGAAGCACAACCGACGAGACGACCAGACCGGAGACCTGTTCCGGTTCATCGCGTGTCTGCAGGAGGTGACGGACCTCCTGCTCGCCGACGTGGACCGCTGGCCCGACATCTTCGATCTCGAGCGCGCGCCCGAGGCCTTCATCGATCTCATCCTGCGCGATCTCGGCAACCCATTCCCGTTCGAGCTCGACGTGCTGGGCAAGCGTCGTCTTGCGTCGGTGCTCGTCGAGATGTACCGACAGAAGGGCACGGCCAAGGGTATCCAGAACGCGATCCGCTTCTTCCTCGGCATCGACATCTCCGCCATCACGCCGTTCAACGCCGACACGCTCACCCTCGGCGAGTCCGAGCTGGGCGTCGACTGGGTGCTCGGCCCCTCCGACCGCTTCGCGCGCTACGCCTTCAACGTCGTGGTCGCGCGTATCCTCGCGGACCGGGAGCGTCGCCAGCTCCGGGCCATCGTCGAGTACCTGAAGCCCGCGCACACGCACTTCGTGGACCTCGTCGAGCCGCTGCCGCCCATCGTGCCGAACCACTGGGAGCTGGGCCTCAGCGACCTGGGAGAGACCACGGACCTGCATTGAGGGGGGCCGGGCGTCGTCAGGAGTGGTTGATTATAACCGACGCGACTGTTATAAATTGCGCCAGATCCGTCGATCCTCTGGAGCGATTCATGACCGCAGCCGTAACCGTCGATACCTCCCAACTGCACGCGCTCGCCGCCCGACATGGGCTCAAGCTTCATGGCCCACTGACCGTGAATGAGCTTGGGCTCGACTATCGGGTCGTGATTGCCACCGTCGACGATGGACGTCGGTGGGTGCTGCGCATCCCGCGCCGGGCCGAGGTGAGCGCGAAGGTCGAGCCAGAGGCGCGGGTGCTGGCGATGCTCAAAAAGCGCTTGCCGTTCGCGGTGCCGGACTGGCGCGTGGCCAACGCCGAGCTCGTTGCCTATCCCATGCTCGAGGACTCGACTGCGATCGTCCTCCAACCTGGCTCGTCCACGCCCGACTGGGTCGTGCCGCAGGACTCGGAGGCCTTCGCGGAGAGCTTCGCGACGGCGCTCGCCGCCCTGCACGCCGTCCCCGTCTCCGCCGCCGTAGATGCGGGGATGCTCATCCGCACGCCGCCGCAGGCCCGTCAGAAGGTGGCCGACGACGTTGAGCGCGTCCGACGCGAGTTCGTGGTGAACGACAAGCGCCTCCACCGATGGCAGCGCTGGCTCGACGACGATTCGTCGTGGCCAGACTTCTGCGTGGTCGTGCATGGCGATCTCTACGTGGGCCATGTGCTCGTCGACAACACGGAGCGCGTCAGCGGGATGATCGACTGGAGCGAGGCCCGCGTGGATGACCCTGCCATCGACATGGCCTCGCACCTCATGGTCTTTGGCGAGGCGGGGCTCGCGAAGCTCCTCCTCACGTACGAAGCGGCTGGAGGCCGGGTGTGGCCGCGGATCGCCCACCACATCGCGGAGCGCCTTGCGCTCGGGTCGGTCACCTACGCGCTCTTCGCCCTCGAATCGGGTAACGAAGAGCACCTCGCTGCGGCGAAGGCGCAGCTCGCCGCAGAGGAATGAGCGAACGTCGGCATGGCCCGCTCGCGACCCTGCTCGCGGCGATCTTTCTCTTCCGGATCGGCAACGCGGTGGCGACCCTAGCGCTTCCATGGTTCGTCCTGTCTCAGACAAAGAGCGCGGCCTGGGCGGGCGCCACGGCCGCGAGCAGCGTCATCGCGACCATTGCTGGCGCGTGGGTTGGCGGTGGCCTCGTCGATCGGTTCGGGCGCGCGCCTGTCGCATTGATCTCGGGTGTGGTGGGTGGCGTGGCCACGGCGAGCATCCCGCTGCTCGATGCCGTTGGCGCCCTCTCGAGCACTGGGCTGATTGTTTGCGTGGTGCTTGGTGCCGCGTTCGACGCACCCGGGATGGCTGCGCAGGACAGTGCGCTGCCCAAGCTCGGCGACGTCGCTGGGCTCTCCGTCGAGCGCGTCTCGTCACTGAAGGCGGTGATCGGGAACGTCGCTATCCTAGGTGGCCCGGCCCTTGGGGGAGCAGCAATCGGCCTGCTTGGCGCTGCGCCAACGCTCGGGTTGACGGCGTTCTGCTCCGCCCTTGCAGGTCTACTCGGCGCGTGGGTGCTTCCCGCGCGTGCCGCACGGACGATGGCGACGGCGGCGACTCTCTCCATACGCGCCGGCGTCGCTTTCCTCTGGCGCGAACCCCTGCTGCGTCCTCTGTTTGGCCTCGTGATGATCTTCGTGGGCGTCGTCGGCACCAACGGCAGCGTCATCATGCCTGCGCTGTTTGTGGATGCAGGACGCCCAGTAGCAGAGCTCGGGCTGTTCTCATCCATGATGGGGGCCGGTGGGATCCTGGGCGTCGTTGTTCATGCGTCGGTGGGCACCCGGATGCCGGCGCAAAGCTGGCTGGCAGTCGCATTCTGTGGCTCCGCGACGGGCTCGCTTCTGCTTTCCCAGTTGCCACACGTGTCGGTGCTGATGATGTCGGGCGCGCTCGTGGGACTGCTGACCGGCCCAGTGTCCCCCATCCTGAACGCTGCCATCTACAACCGCACGCCGTCCGAACTTCTCGGCCGGGTACTCGGTACGGTCTCGGCGGTGATGCTGTCGGCCGCGCCCATGGTCATGCTCGCAGCCGGCGCGTTTGTCGACCATGCCGGTCCGCTCGCAGGTCTCGTTGTATCGGCCATGTCTGCAGGGCTCGTGGCTCTACTCTCGCTCCGTCTTCCGTTTGCTCCGAAGGCGACCGCAGCCACAGCCGCCGCTCCCGTCCGTGCTCACGGTGAACGCTAATGCCCCGCCCCAAGCTCAAGTCCGATGACGAGGTACTCGAGGCCGCCACCGCTGTGCTCAAGCGTTGCGGCCCCATCGACTTCACGCTCAGCGGAGTGGCGAAGGAGGCGGGGCTCTCTCGCGCAACGTTGATCCAGCGCTTCACCAACCGCGACACGCTGCTTGTCAGGATGATGGAGCGCGGCGTCGCACAGGTGCGGCGTTACCTCGACGCGATGCCGCTGGGCGCAGGGCCGCAAGGGCTCTGGGAGTTCTTGCAGGCGCTCGTTCGGAGCATGAATGCCCGCAACGACTTCTCGGTGAACTATCTCATCTCTTGGTATGAGCTCCAGGTGCCAGAGCTACGCACGCTCGCGATCCAGCGGAACCGCGCTGTGGTGGAGGGGATCCGCAAGCGATTGCCCCCAGGCGCGGTCGCGGAAGCGGAGCTGCTCCTGCACTCGGTCATCGCGGGCGCAACGACGCAATGGGCGGTCGATCCGAACGGCGAGCTAGCTGATTACGTGCTGGCTCAGATCGCTGCCACCCTACGCTTGATGTTTCCCGAGCAAGACGATTTCCAAATTCTCCAGGCACAAGCGTAGACGGGGGGGGGCAGAGTCGTGTCCCCTACAGCAAGCGACGAACACGACCGTCGTCGCCTAACAACCTGACGGCCTGTCCCTGGCCGCCGGTCCGCCCGGCTTTGCCTCTCTGGAGAGCCACGTGGGCGCTCCGAGGCAAGGACATGGCCGATCGCGTCGACTACTACTTTCGCCAGCGCGTCACCGAGGCCGAGCTCGACCTCGCGTTCGCGTTGCTCGAGAAGGCCGACCGGGACCTCGCGGCCGACCTGAACATCTACGGCGTCATCGCCGGGGCTGTGCCTTCGCCGCACGCGCCCGTCCCCGATCTGACCGTCGACCTGACCGCGCCGGCGCGCGCGTACGACAACCTCGGCCAGCGCATGTTCTTCGGGACGGGGCAGACGGTGGACTGCGCCATCGACCTCGTGGGCATCCCGACCGACGTCGCCATGGCGGGAAACGAGCGGTGGCTGGGCGTCTTCCTGCGCTTCAAGCGCCTGCTGTCGGACCCGCGCACCGACGGCAACTCGCAGCAGGTGTTCTTCCGGCGCGACGAGTCCTTCGAGCTCGTGGTGCGCCAAGCGCCCGAGGGGCCAAGCGGCGCAGCGCCGAAGCCCGCGCTTCAGGCCGACGAGCTGCTCCTCTGCGATGTGCTGCGGCGTCCAGGGCAGACGCAGATCCTCGCGACCGATCTCGACACCTCGCGCCGCCAGGCCTTCATCTTCGCGCAGGGCTCGTCGGTCGCGGTGACCACCGGGACGTGGAGCATCCTCGACCCGCTCGGCGCCACCGTTCAAGCAGCGCTCGATGAGGTCGACGCTGAGCTCCGCGAGCACTTCACGGCGACCGGACGCCGGCACTCCGCGAACGCCATCGACTTCACCCCGCACGGCTTCGTCGGCGCCGCCAACGTGCAGGCCGCCATCCACGAGCTGGTCGACGATCTCGGCTCTGGCGCAACCGGCTCCTCGGGCGCGACGCGCGTGAGCGCAGACGCCGCCGCAGGAACGCCGCACGCGCTACCCGCAGGGAGCGTGAAGGCGCAGCTCACGCAGCTCCTCGGCTTCCTCAACGCGCACGTCGGCGCGACCAGCGGCGCGCACAACGCGAGCGCCATCGCCACCCTTGCGCACTCCTTCCTCTCGGGCACCAACGTGCAGAGTCAGCTCCAAGAGCTGGTCAGCGCCCTCGTCAGCGTCTCGAATCCCTCCGGCGCCTCTCGCATCGGTGTCGTGGATGTCGGAGGTCAGCTCAACGCGACCCACGTCGAAGGCGCGCTCGCCGAGCTGGCGACGGCCTTCAGCGGTGACCACTTCCGCATCAACGAGGCCAACTCCGGTCAGCACAAGACGATCCGCCAGCCAGCGCAGAGCGGCTCGAAGGCGTTGCTCTGGGACGCTCGCGGGACGGGAGGAGTCGCAGGGCGCTTCCGAGTGATCGCCGACACGGACTCCATCTGGCTCACGATGAACGCCTACTGGAACGGAAGCGCGTGGGCCCGCGACAACACCGCGTACTACGCAGGCGCGCTTCGACTCTCGCGGCTTGATTTCGAGCTACTCCAAGATTCGAACAACACCCAGACCTTCTCGACCTGGCAGCGCCGCTGGCGCTTGCCGATGTCGAGCGCCCTCAACTCCTCCTTTGAAATGGGTGGCGAGGTGCAGGAGATCGGGCGACTCGGGGCGGCCTGGAGCAACGCGCACACGGCGTCGAGGGTGATCGCTGCGGGAGGCTCGGTGACCTTCCGCAATCGGTTCCCGGCCACGCCGTCGTCGATCACCCTGAGCACCAACTACTACACGGTGGACAACGGACTCCCGAGCGTTGTCGCGGCGACCCGCGACGGCTTCGGGTTCTACGGTTACCGCACGCTGAACGCTGGGCAGTGGGCGTACTGGATGGGGACATACAACGCGATCGCGTAAGGGGCTGTCATGCCTATTTTGTCCGTCGAAGAAGACTCGCTCCTCCAACGTTGCGCGCTCTGCGAGAGCGAGCGGCTCGTGGCGCTCGACGAGCTCCCGTCGCAGGGCGACGCGCCCGAGGGCTCGCTGATTCTCCCGCCTTGTGCGTGCGGCGCGGTCGAGCACCTCCTGCACGCGCCGCGCGGAGAGCCCGAACATCCAGAGCCCGGCTCCTTCGGTCACAAGCATCGGCTCTTGGTCGACGCGCTGGTCGAGGAGCTCCGAAGCACGAAGAAAGACCTCGCCCGCCGAGGCGCATCACTGCGCCAACGCGTCGAAACGCGGCTTTCGAGTGAGCTGCGTGAGCGATGGTTCTCGGAGGGCCTCCACACGCGAGAGAAGGCGGCTGACAAGGTCAAAGCCAAGGAGGCGCCATGAACATGCTCGAGCCTCTGCCTTCGAGCGCTTGTTCCGCGCACTTCATCGTCCGTGGAGAGCGATGTGCGCTCCCCGCGAGCATTCGCGCGCACAACTTCCTGGACGACCAAGCCCATCGCTTCGTGGCTAAGGACAATCGGTCCCTCGCGACCGAGCTCGTCGTCCACGAGACGGTCACGCGCAGCGTCGACGACACGGTCCGAGTGCTGAAGAAGCGCGGGCTCAGCGTTCATCTCGTGCTCGGACCGGAGGGGGTGTTCACGCAGCACGGCGATCTCGCGAGCGACGTCCTCTGGCACGCAGGAAGACATAACGCGGCATCGATCGGCGTCGAGGTCGTGAACCCGTACTACCCGAAGCACCTCAAGCCGGGGCTGCCGTGGTCGCGCGTCATCGAGGCGCCGTGGGCACACAAGGGCCAGTACGTCTTGCCGACTCTCGCGCAGGCCGAGGCGATCGCCGAGCTCGTGAGGTGGGTGACGAGCGCGCCCGCTGTCGGCATCGAGGTGCCGCGCGCGTGGCCGGGGCTTCGCGATGGTCGCTTCGCGCTCGGCCTCGTCGCCGCCGCCGCGAGGCCGCTGCCCGGAATCCTCGCGCACCACTACTTCGGGCACGCCGACGGCGCGTGGCTCGTCCTCTACGCGTGGCTGCGCATCGAGGCCGGGCTCATGCCCGACGTCGCGTTCGAAGAGGCAGTGAAGCGCACGACCCAGGTGCGGCGCGCCGACGTCCGAGACTTGCTGCCCACGCACGCCGTGGCCTGAACGAAGGAGAACGAGATGGAGAGCTTTACCAACGTCGCGTCGTGGCTACAGGCCACCGGTCCCTATGGCCTCGTCGCCGTCCTCGGCTGGGCCTTCTGGCGCATCAACGAGAAGAAGGACGCGATGCTCCGCGAACTGCATGATCGCCTCGCCGAGATGTGCCGCGCGCAGACCGAGGCGGTGACCAAGGTCGAGGCCGCGCTCGTCGCGCTCAAGGACGCCATCGAGGACCTGCACGACAAGGCTGCGTGAGGGCCGGGCGCGGAGTTGTCGCGAGGTAACGCGGGCTTCCGCGCGCCGGTCGATTTCTCGCTTCTTCGCCTTGGAAGGTCGCCAGAAGGAAGCCTGTATGTCGTCGCGAACGGGGCGCACCGCACGGACCACCCCGCCGGAGACGACGACATGAAGGTGAGCGAGCTGATCGAGTTGCTGGAGGAGCAGGACCCGGACGCCGAGGTCCTCGTGATGATGCAGCAGAACTGGCCGTTCGAGTGCTCCTTGGCGGGCGTGACGACGCGCGAAGAGATGCTTCGCGCCGATCGCGACGAGGACGTCGATGGCGACGAAGACGAGGAGCCCCGCCTCGAGCGCGGCACCGCCAAGAACGACGTCTTCCTCGTCAAGGGCGAACAGCTCCGCTACGGCTCGAAGACCGCGTGGAGCGTGGCCACGCGTTGAGCGCGCACGCGGTTCCCAGCGAGGTCGATTCTTCACGGAATGACCTTGCTGGGGGCGCGAACGGAAGCCTGTATGGCGAGGCGATCAACGCGGAGGACGACGATGCAGACCACGAACAAGAAGCGCCCCGGCAAGAAGGAGCCGACGGTCGACGAGCTGCTCGCCGCCATCGCGAAGGCGACGCTCCACATCGACACGCTCGAGACACGCAAGAGCGACTCGCTCGACTTCCACGACGTCGCGGTCTGGTCGGTGAAGGCCGCGCTCGAGGCCGCGTACCGCGCGGGGCTCGCCGCCGCCAAGGAGGAGCGATGACGACGCTCGGCACCACGACGACCTACGACGGCACCGAGCACGCCTACCTGCGCGGCCACAAGGTGCGCATCGTCGCTGTGCTGAAGAACGCGCTGCGCACCGACTACGACCCGGACCAGGACGGGCAGTACATCCGCGACGAGGAAGACCTCGAGCGCGCGGGCGGCGTGACCGCCGACGACCGCGTCGAGGTGCAGCCCTGGCTCGCAGCAGAGAGACGCTTCAGCTTCGTGTCGAGCGACCCGCGCGCCATCGACCTCGCGTGCTTCGCGAGCCTGAAGCGCTGACGACATGAACGACGACGCGCTCCATCACGGAGCGCAAGCCCACCACGCGAGCCACGGGCGCGCGCGTGAAGGGCGACGTGTACCCAGCGCCCGACGAGGAGAGCAGTCATGAGCACGAAGACCAAGACCGCGAAGACGAAGGCCAAGAAGGAGAACCTCGCAGCCCTCGGGCTGCCGGCGCTGTGGGAGCGCTTCAAGGAGGCGACGGGGGAGACCACCAAGAGCCCGAACAAGAAGTTCCTCGTCCGGCGCATCGAGGAGGCGTTGGCCGCGCCCGCCGTCGAGCCCGCACCCGCCGAAGAGCCGCAGCGCCCGACGCGCACCAGCGCGCGCGCGACGTCGGCGCCCGAGCCCGAGACGACGCTCGCCGAGAGCACGCCGCCGAGGCCGCGCGGTCGGTTCGCGTCGATGACGATCGAGGAGCTGCACGCGAAGTACCTCGAGGTCGTCGGTCGCTCGACGGGCAGCGACGACCGCCGTTACCTCACCTGGAAGATCCGCGAGGCCGAGAAGGGCCGCATCAACGTCGGGCCGCGCAAGACCCGCGCGCGCGATGGCG